TAACTATGGATAAGGGAGATATGTTGACCAATACAATTAAGGAAGACATAGATCTAGCTTGCGATATTTTAGTAGAAAGAAATATGATGACCAAATTTGTTGCTAATGGCGTAAAAGGCACTAAAAACAAATCTGATATACCAGAAGAATTAAAAATGCTAATCGCTACCGTTATTTCTGATATGAAATGCGGAAGAAGACAATCAATAATCGAAAAGCTTGAAGGTCACGAAAAGCACTACTCAAAGAAGACCAGCCACCATAGATCAAATAGAAATAAGGCTAGAAGAGCCGCAGAGAAAAAATGGGGAAAAGCCGCCATCAGAGGTAAGGATGTGGACCACAAAGACGGCAACCCCATGAACAATTCGCCCAGCAATCTTCGCTTGAGAAACCCAGGCGACAATAGAGCTGATAATGGCCACCACAAGGGAGAACCCTACAAAAAAGCCAAGCGAGGAATCACGAATACCTATAAGGGAAAGGATAAGTAATGTTTGATCTGAATCCTGAGTTGTTTGAATACGGTATAGCTACCGCCACATTTATTGTCGGTGCTTTCTACGGTCTTAAGAAATTAAAAGAAAAACTATTTTCTGAAAAGAAGAAGAAAGAACAAAAAGAATACTGGAATATTCATTCAGAGATTCATGAGATCTTAACAGAACTTAGAATTCGTACAGACGCAGCCAGAGCGCAAATCATTCAATTCCACAACGGGGAATTCTTCATGGACGGAGTATCCATGAAGAAGATGAGCCTCACACACGAATCTCTTCGTTCTGGAATCAGCGCAGAAGTTCATCAGAAGAAGGATGTCCTTATTTCTGCTTATATCGATTTCATTCGCTCCATTCTTGAATCAAAGCATAAGTTTGAAATTGTTGCTCTGATGAAAGAATCATATCAGAGACAGCTATTCTTTGCCAGCAATGTCGTGGCTTATATGGCCGTCCCCATAGTAAACAAGGGAATGAATGTTGGCTATTTGATCGTTCACTGGTGCAGTGATGAAAAGGTAGATCAGGTAAAGGAACAAGTTGTGGCGACTGAAATGAGACATGCAAAGGATAGAATAGAAGTTCAATTAGGCCACCAGATAACATTGGAAAAATAATGAAAGATCTAAACGAAGTCTATCGTAAGTCTGGTCTTGGCAAGTGGTTTCATGATGAATCTGCTGGTGGTAAACCTGGCTGGGACCGCTATAACAGCAAAGGTGAACGAGTAGGCGAATGTGGTGATGCCAAGAAGGGTGAGCCATATGCTGCTTGCCTATCAAAGCAAAAGGCATCTAAACTAGGAAAAGAAAAAATAGGAAGCTTTGTCAAAAGAAAAAGAGCTGCACAATCAGAGGCTGGTCGTGGCAAAAAGGGTTCTGGTGGTAAGGGAAAGAAGCCCATCAATGTCGATACCGGGGTTAATGAGCAATACGATGTTGATAAGAAAGGTCCATCAATGACCCCTGGTCAAAAAATGGATATTGATAAGCGCAATAAGAGATTTAAGACTCCTCCGTGCGCCATAGATAATAAAGAGGTAGAAATGCCAGAAGACTATTCCATAAGCGAAGAAAAAACTCCAAAATTGAATAAGCCCATGAAGGGTGATGTCAAAAAATTCAAAGTTTATGTTAAAAACGAAAAAGGAAATGTCGTTAAAGTAAACTTTGGAGATAAGAATATGGAAATAAAGCGCGATGATCCAGAACGCAGAAAAAATTTCCGTGCTCGTCATTCGTGTGATGATAATCCTGGACCTAAGACAAAGGCTCGTTATTGGAGCTGCCAAATGTGGCGAGGTGATAAATCAGTAGGTCAGATGCTAGGAGAAGCAAAGGATATTCAAGAAACAGTAGAGCTTCTTGAGAAAAATACACCCACAAACAAAAAACTTTGGTCACAAGCAAAATCTCTTGCCCGTCAAAAGTTTGATGTATATCCAAGTGCCTACGCCAATGCTTGGGCTGCAAAATGGTATAAGAAGAAGGGCGGAACTTGGAAATCTATGAATGAGTCTATTGAACCATATATTGAAAACTTGGCTGTAGATAATTCTGAAGAAGATACAGAGAATCTAAATGATATGGCTTTCAAACCAGAAAAACAAGAAGATGATTTACCAGTATTGAAGGTTATAAAAAGCAAAAATAGATTCAATCCAAAAACAATGAAAGGATCATCTTTGCGTTTGGAATACTTTAGAGGAATACTAAATAAATCAAAGGAACTAAATGAAGAAATTTAAAGATATAATTAAGCTATTGGAATCTGAATCGACTGATGGTGGTGGTTTTGGAGATCCTTTCCAACCATCAAAGACAACTAGAAGTGCTGCTAGCGATTTTGGTGTCCATAGAATCGAAAACGATACTCAATTAAATAGAATAAAGGCATTCCTATCTACCTTTACAAACAGAGAGTATCTAGACCCCCGTGGTGCTCTTTCCATGCTCAGGGCTAAAATGAACATTATGGGTCTAGACTTTGATTTTACTCCAGCAACAAAGTTGATGCCATCACCAGAAGGACCAAATACCTTCAGATTGACTCGCTTTGGCGGAACATTTGGAACAACCCCAGAACATGATCTAAGCAAAGGATTCTTGGTTACTGATGGTATTTCAGAGTTCAATGGTGGTAAAGGAATTAACATGGTTGTTGAAGTTATAATTACAAATAACCACCTATATAAATTTGAAATATCTTTAACCCCAGCTTAAAATGGAATTATTAAGTGAACAAAACTTTGATACCTTTGCAAAACTGAAATATAACAATCCAGCCTGTGCATCGGTCGAAGAATTTAATGATGATGTTAAAAGAATAAAATATATCAGAAGACTTTTTCAGAAATTTGATGAAGAGAAAGTTTTAAAGCATAATCTGATATGTAATCATATTCTTATTTTAATCAATCTGTTTGGAGAAGAATCTGCAATCAGAATGATTTTCTTTAAATTAGAAAAAAGATATCATGGTTTTTTGAAAGCTTTTCTAAATTATTTGAATTTAAAAACACAGTCTATACCTGAAACAGATCTTAAATTATTAGCACCAGATGCTAGAATTACAAGAATTCTTAATAAAGTAGAAAAACAAAGAAATGACTAATATGAACGAATCTATTTCTAGTTCTGGATTGATGGTAAGAAGCTTTACTGTTTACAAATTTTTAACGCTTCTTTCATCACCATTTTCTACATTTGATGCCTTTAGAAAAGGTATAATTGATGCTAGAGGAAATTATATTAAGGATATGGATGAGGCTTTTAGAAGCGGTTCTTTAGACCCACTAGAAGTCATCATAATTAAATTAAAGAAAATTATAGCTACATCTTCAGATCCAGGATTAAAATCTTCATTAAGCAATAATTTAGCAACATTTGATATGTTTCTAAATGAAATGTATCGTTATAATATTCTTCCGCATGAATCTTTGTATCTACTTGAATCTCATTGCCTTGAAAAAGGATTTTCAGTAATTGATACTCTCATTGAAGATATGTCAGTTGGAGCTGGCGGTATTCCTGGATTGAGCATAACTGATATAGTTGGTCCTAAAAAGAGAAGAAAAAAGTCTCCTATGTTTAGGAGAAAAGAATATCCTTCTATATTTGAAAGTCAAGCTACACAGGATATAATGCCAGTAGAAGGTGGGGGACCAGATACAGGACCAAGACCATTGAGAATGGTTCCAAATAATCCAACTGAAATTATGCCGTATGATGATTGGTATACTGATGATAATGAAGATGGTAGACCTGATATTCCGGGTGATTCCAATGGAAACGGTGTAGATGATGCTCTTGAAGGTGAATATGTGTATGATAGTGATGGAAATGGAATTCCTGATTGGCAAGAAGATTTATATCCGGACTCAGATTTAGATAATGATGGAATTCCAGATACATTTGATAATGATGTAGATGGTGATCAAATTCCTAATGATAGGGATAAAGATGATGATAATGATGGTATACCGGATGATGATGATCCTGATCCTACAGTGCCAGGACCATATACTTTTCCAACAAACCCTCTTAGGTGGTTTGAGCGATAAATCATAATATAAATAATTCTGGAGGTTATTATGCCGACTGAGTTGATTTCATTGATAGGCGGAAGCCTTACTGGATTTTTGTTTCGATTCATGGCTCAGAAGAGTCAGGATCAAAAAGAGCTATTTGAACGCCTAATTGCTGCTAACAAGCAGACAACCGAAAATCAGGACAAGGCGGCTCAGAGAGTTCCCCTTGATGTCGGCAAGGGTGTTCGTCAGCTAATCGTTCTAACCGTTCTCTTTGGAACCATTGCTGCACCATTCATTCTACCATTCTTTGGTGTTCCTACCTTCGTAGAGGTTGATTCAACAAACCCAGAAGCATTGTTTGGCCTATTCCCAGAGACTGCAAAGAAGTATTTTGTTGAGATTAACGGATATCTTTATACATCTGAAAATCGTCAAATACTCGTAGCGATTGTCGGTTTCTACTTTGGCACTGCTGCCGCAGGGAGGAAGTCATGAAGAAGATCTGGGCATTAGTTTTAGTTCTAGCACTTGTTTTTGCAGGATGCGATACCACTCCAGAAATAGTTCCAGACATTACTGGCGATAATGTTATAATGATGGATATCAAGAGCCAGATTGAAAATAACAAGATGGTCAAAGATGATTATGGCTGGGTAATTTGGTATTTGCCAATTCTTTTCCTGGTCGTTGCTTGGGGCTATAAGGAATTCTTCGTCAAGAAGAAGGACTAATTTCTTTATAATTGTATTTACAAATGTAATAGGCATCCACGATATCTGATATTGGGTTGCCTATGTCCTTTTTAGCATCATTCATGTGAAATCTTAGATCTACTCCAGTTTCTTCAACAAATGCCTGGAACATTTCTGGTTTTCCTGCATTACCTTTACCTGTGGCAAACTTTTTGACTTTGGTTGGCTGAACGACATCCAACGGAATAGAGTTTTGCCAAAGTTTGTATTTAAGAATACCAGTATTTTCTGCAATATGAAAGACTCTTCCTTTTGCCCCGTAAGCATAATCTTCAAGAGCTACCATATTACATCCTATTAATAAATCTACTGCCCAATCTGATATACTATCGTATCTACCACACTCTGCGGTATAGTCTGGAAACAGTTCTCCACGAATATTATTGTTAAACATCGTGGCATTCTTTTTTATATCTGTTAAGAAATAAAAGGAGCAATTTTTATAACAAAATTCCCCATGCAAAAGTCCATTGAATAGACAGATGCATGGGGAAGTTAAAGAGTAATCAATTCCGGCGATTATCACATATTATTTAGTCAGATCCACAATCTCGCAAGCTCCTGCGGTGCAACTAAAAGTCTGGGTTCCGGTAGTATTATCTTCCTTTTCGTAGTTGGATAGGTCTGACCAATCAACATCAGAGGGAAGTTTAGCCAGTAGTGCTTCATACTGCTCCTTGGTGCAGTCTTCGTATGGAGCCTGACGGTAAGTATGATCTGAGTGTGGAAGGAATGAAATACCACTGATCTCATCGAAGTGAGCATAGACCCATGCTCCTACTTCCATCCATTCCTCATCACGAACAGTTACAGTAATGCTAGGCTTGTGTTCGCACCAGTACTGCTGATAGGTCAACCAAAGTTTCAGTTGTTCGATTGCGGTCATATCATTACGAGTTACGCAATGGTCTGGAGACTTCATGGGGAATGAGAATACCATTGTGTGGTTGGGCTTCATTACGCATGGCTCGGCAACGAATCCCTTATCGATCATGAACTGGCAGATTGGGTCCTTACGGTCTGCACGAACACGGCGAATGTAATAGTCGGCATGACGAGCATGAATACCCGAAGCAGCATCAACCAACTGACTGACCGTTCCGCTTGGCTTTACACAAGTGATGGCAGCAGATTCATTGATCTTTAGTTTATGTGCATATTCCTTATTGGTTTCGATTGCGACATGACGCAGATGATCAAGAACATCCTTAAGGTCTACACCACCAGCACGACCATTGGTGATTTCATTATCCATGATACCAGTCAAGGATACTCCAAGCAGACGCTCTTCTTCACAGTTCTTCTTCCAATCGCTTGAAAGGTAACGGAAGTTGGTAAGAGTAGACTGGAATGTACCCAGGATAGTCGCAAGACGAACCTTACGAGCAAGTGTATCTGGCGTATCTTTTGCACGAATCACGACTTCAGATAGGTTGCAGAACTCGCGGTCGCGTAGAATGATCTCTGAGCAAGGATTCGTTCCGAAGTCGTGGTTTGGATCACGACGATCTCCAAGACGCTTGATCTGGTTCTTTGCAGCCTTACGGTTGAAGATACCACGCTCTCCGCTCTTGCTCTTGTAGAGTGAAACCCATTCATCCATGAAGGTAGCCATGTCTGGCTTTTCCTTATAGCAGGCTGAATTATTTGCAAGGGCGCGTTGAGCATTGTTCTCCCACCATGCACCGCTCTTTGCCATACGCATACGATCATCGTCAAGGGACGAGAGTGAAATTAGAGCAGAGCGACGAACGCCACCGACAACTACGATTTCAGCAATTTTGCATACGATATCGTGGCATTCGACGGTAGTGAGCTTTCTACCCGCTGCCTTGCGGAAGGTTTCAATGGTAAATCTGAAAAGGTCTTCCAGAGGTTCAGGTCCCGATGCTCGTCCACCGAAGGTTTTAAGTCTTGCTCCAGCAGGACGAACTTTTGAAACATCCCATTGCGGAATCTGACCACCAATGAGTAATGAGAATAGCTCTCGGTAGGCTTTAGCCCAACCAATCTTAGAATCTTCCACCACGATAATAGTATCGCTATTTGTAAATTCTTCAGCAATAGTAGGAAGCTTTTCAACGAATTCCCTTTCGACAGAAAAACCGACACCTGTTCCGCACATTAAGATGTATACAATCTCGTCAAACGAGCGAACCTTGCTCGTTGAAACATAGGAGCAGTTATACCCTGCTACATGGTCGCGTTCTAGTGCCTCACCTGCGGTCATAAGGCAACGCATGGACGGCATCACTTCCAAATTCAATACCGCTGTTTCAAGTTCCTTACGAAGATCCTTTGAAAGCTTGTAGTTGCAATTGTTCTTCAGGTGGTCCTCAAAGAAATCAAAATAGCGTTTTACAGTCTCTCCCCATGATTCACGACGCTTTTCTTCTTCGATCCAACGAGCATAACGAGAGGAATGGATAAAACTTTGGTATGGGGTTGGTAGTGGCATTAACATATTTCCTTTTTTAGTTGTGGCATTCTAGCCGTGTTGGGTATTTAGTCAAGGTTTACTTCGTCAGTTCCTGCCAAGAGACAGGAAAACAAGGCTGAATTAGCTGCCCAATAGCCGAAGCGTATTCCCGGACTTCCCATTGAGCATGGGAGTCGATTCTTTGCTTAAAAACGCGCGCGTAAGCGGCCAGAGAACCCGTCCAGTACCATTCAGTGTATGTACCCTGGGGTAGGGCGAAACGGGCCTGCTCAGGGGCTACGCCAGCCTCTAGGAGCCAGTTGTAGGTCTTTAGGGCATCACTAGCCACCCCAAAATACATGGCCTCAGCAGCCGCTACCGTGTCTTCGCTGGTAATAAAGTCTTCTGACCCCTGCTTTGCTCCATTTGTAGGCTTAGAACGCCATTTTGGAATGTAAATTTCAGGTTCTTCGGTTACATAACGACGAGAAATTTCATTCTCGACAAACCCAACCTTGTGCTTAAAAAGCTGGGTTCGAATTGAAATTGGGGCCTTGATGTGAAGCATGATCTGGGGATGGGCAAATGGAGTCCAGTGCTTGTGTTGGGCAAG